TTCATAGGTGAAGCTGAGCCGCACAGTTTCACCTTTGGCAACATGGACAACTCGTCGTACCCCCGTGACTGGGAGTACGCCGAGCACTGTCGAAAGCGCATGCGCAAAGAGCTCGAAGAGCTTGAGCGCATACACTGTATCGACCTCGTTTACTTTACCGAGGTCGTCAGAGCGCTGGTGTCAGCGCTCGCGTATGGATATCCGCCAGAAGAGATATCCATCGACCCGGAGCGCCGGCCGCTCCTGGTCAAATGGCTCTATTGAGCTATAAATATTAAAAAATTAAAAAGGAGATGCAAAAAATGAAGAAGGTCATTTCCGGTGTCCTCTGCGACACCGACACCGCGAAAGTGCTCGGCGAGTACGAGCATGATTATAAGAGTTCGTTCCATTGGTACATGGAACGTCTCTACCGGACGAAATCCGGCAAATACTTCCTCTACGGTGAGGGTCACGCCGCCTCGCCGTATGCACGGAAAGTCGCCCAGAGCGAGTGGGCGCCAGGCGAAGCAATCAAGCTCCTACCGCCCGAAGCCGCCCGCCAGTGGGCGGAGGATCACCTCGACGCGGCGGAGTATATCGCCGCGTTCGGTGAGCCGGAGGAGATGTCCTCCGTGCTCATCGCCGATGAAACAAAAACCAAGCTGGTCGAACTCAAACGCAGGACCGGCAAGGATATCGACCGACTGATCGCCGAAGCAGTTGACCGGTACGAGCCATAATCGTAGAAGAAAGAGCAGGGGAATCAATCTCCTGCTCTTTCTTCGTCGTAAATGCTGCGCAGTGCCTGATATATCTCACAACGCTGGTAGTACTTGCAGCAAAATGTACACATCTGTCTGTGGTAATCATCTTTGTGGGCGTAAAACAAGGATATATGCCCAGACTCAACCAGTCCCTCGCAAATGATACGCCGCCTGCCATCATCGCCCTTATAATATGGGCATTTCACATATGCCTGATTGTACGACCCAGATGACATTATGCACCTCCTAACTAACGCTGATCTAACGCGCGCCTAACGCTGGTTTAACGCTCATTATCGCTCATCCAATGGCAAGTCTAATGTATTTAGACTTATGTAATATTGTTTTGCTACCTCGCAATATTGCCTTGCCTCTTCCGCATTTGTGACAAACCGTATTGTGCTCTTTTGCTTTTCAGCTGGTTTCTCTGTATCTACTTCTTGTGCTTTCATCAGCTCCGCGATAAACGCAAGATTGCACGCTGCATGAGCATAATGCGGCAGTCCGCTCTCCTCGTCTACAGCGTCAACGCCATTGCTTACCATCGCTGACATATGCCGCAGAGCCGCATCCAGATACCGGTCTATGCTGACTTTACGCCAATTGTCCTTATCGCCGTACTTGTCAACTCCATATTCGCGGACCCGTGCGATATCAGCGACAATCTGCTGCGGCACAAGCGAAAGCCTTGGCTTGCCATCATCGTATTTGTATGTATCACTCATTTGTTTTTTCTCCCTATAATTTCTCTTCTCTCTCCTGATTCTTCCATTCTTCAAACCCCATCGGCTTTGGGTTACGAGCCATTATTTGTTCGCCAACATAACGTATATATTCCCATTCTTCATCTGTTAAGTCGGTCGGTGGTTCAGCAACATACCTGCTTTCACTATTCTCGCTCATCAAAATCCTCTATACTTGTTTCTTTCCCTGTTAAATTACATCATATGATATTTCCTCTATAGTCAGGGCGTGTCTCAGGCAACATCCCTCGGGTATATGTTTATATGCCCCTCACAACTTATGGTCTCAACACGCCCTGTATATAGGACGTATCTACACTCAACGTCGATATTTTTTGAGTCTTTCTGCTGCCGCCTGTCTCTGTTCTTCTGACATCTTTTTTGTCGGCGATACTTTTATCCACTTTTTGGGCACAGTGTATTTACATAAATCATCTCGCCCGAGTCTAACACACTCAACACACTCATCGGGATATTCAGCTGCAAGTTTTTCTAACTTGTTTCTCAATGCCCTATTGTATGTACATATCTCAGCAGTCGATTCAGCTTCATTGTACAGTATGCTTGTTTCCTTTTCCATTAGTCGTCCCCCGCACCCCTTTCTTTCGCGTACTCATCGAGCTCGTCTTCAATCTTCTTCATATCGATACCATCGCGCCGCAGGAGCTGATAATACGCGCCATCCTGATAACGCACGCCGTACCGTTCGCGCGTATAGACGTGCGCGTCGACGACCGCGCGCAGAAATCGAGATATTCGCTGCTCGCCGAAGCCGAACTCAGTGTGTAGCACATAGGCGATCGCGGTGTCGTAGCTCCGCGCCTTGTCGTCGATCTGGTCGACGACCGCCTCATGGGCGATCTTCCGTGCTTCTTCCTGCATGACAGCGCGGCGGACGCTGTCACGGTTGAGCTTGATGTTCATCTCAGCACCTCCTTATACACCTCATGTCCGCAGTCAGGACAGCTTGTCGCTGCGAATATTCCCTCATCTGCGCCCTCTACGAGCTTGTAGTCGTCCTCGTCCGCTTCGAACAGACAACCGCAGAAACGACAGTAGAATAATTTTGGCTCGTTTTCAACTACGATTATTCTTTTTCACGCCTTCGTCTCCTCTCCCAGCTGCTTTATCGCGAGTTTGAAGGCAAGCAGATATAACTCCACGTAATCGGTCGGGCGATGTCCGAGCCAGAACCTTGCCTCGCACGCGTCGTCGATCAGTTCGTCAAGTATCTGATAGCCCTCGTATCCGATGCCATCATGATCGTCGAAATCTTGAAAGATCTCTTCAAAGTCATCATCCTCAAGATCCGGAACCATTTCGAGAAGCTCCTCGCGAGCTTTTTCTTCATCGTAGTAAAACATTGGACGAGACGAGCATTCGACTTTGCCGCGGAAATAGTCCGGATCGTCCGCAAAGTCGCTCATGAACTTGCTGAGCACCATGTTGTTGAAGTTATACGCCACGAGCTCACCGAGGTCGCCGCTTATAAAAAGCGTGTACTTTTCCTCATCAAAAATGAAGCGGATTGCATCCATGCAAGTATCCGGCTTGCTGAAATCAAGCACCTTTATCGCTCCGTAGTCTGATAACTTCGCGATATGCTTTGCGAATCGCTTTTCGAAATATTCCTTGTCAAACATCATTTTTTCCTCGCTTTAATTATCATGTCGCGCACCTGCTTATAGCTCTCATCGGGTGTTAAGTGGTCTTGGTCAATCGCGTCGGGCGAAGTAAACGCATAGTAAATCACGCATTCACCATTGCTTTCACGTATTTCCTCGACATGATCAAGATTGACCAGAACTTTTTGTCCCTTTATGGTCACTTCAATAAAATTACTCATTGTTACTCGCGTCCTCCTCAACTGACTTCTGCTCATCAATCATCGCTCTGAGCGCAGCAGCGATAATCTCCGCTTCCTCGGCGATTTCCTCATGTTTTTGGTTGCCGGTCTCCTGATACAGCATCAGTGATATACCGGCTTTGCGCTCGTACTTTTTCACGAGCTTTTGCAAGATTTTTTTATCGTGCATTTTCGCCTTTACTCCTCCTCAATCGGCATATCCCAACAGTCCTTGCATTTGATATTTGGGCTTGGTTTCGTTTCCCTGTCCAGTGCGTCCCACCCGCAACTCCCTCGCATATAAAATTGCTTGCTTTGAGACGTGCTACAGTTTTCTCGTATTCTACCATATTTTACACCTCATCATAATACTCTTCAAAACTACACTTTTTTCTAATCCATACCGCATTGCACCACCTCTGCAAATGCCGCGTGATTTTCGGTGCGGATTTTCATAAGGCACAAGCTGGGAAAATTATGCCCGTCGACATCGATTAGCCCAACTTTCATCACTCCACCACCTTAACGAAATCCTTAAGTGCTTCATCGTTTATTGGGTCTCCACAGTCATTTATACATATGCCATCCTTAAATGTATAAATCTTGCCATAAGTAAATCCATCCAAGTAGTCAATAGAATATCCTACAAACTTCGCTCTGCCCGTATATCCCTGCGAAGACAATTTATCTTGTCTTTGCTTATCGCTCTCAGTCATCACTCCACCACCTTGATAAAAACTTCGCTAAACCAGTCTTCGCCATGCAATGTCGTTACATAATCGTACGGTCGTGCGCGATTTTCATCGTCAATACACTGACCATCGGTAAATTTATATATTTTCCCTCGTGTAAATCTATGGTCGCCCGTGTTTTCCCCCACAAACATTGCTTTGCCAGTAAATCCCTGTGGCTTGAACAGCTTACGCATGGCTTCTTTCACCGCGACTTCCGTGCTGTAGTCGTCTTTGTAGTAGCGCGTCACTGAGACTTCTCTTATGACTCTGCCAAGCGCATACAGCTTTGCCGTTGTCTTATCTCCGGTGGACACAATCATTATCTTCCATGTCTGCATATTTTCCTCCTCCGGCTCATTTATAGATTCATGTGCACCATGTCTCCTGCGGATTGTCTTTGCCCACTGTTCAATAAATTTGACCGATGCTTTTATCATCTCGTCTGTTAACTCTTCGTCCAACTTAAACACGCATCTCCCATATAATGCACAGCCTATGCAGCCATACGAACTGTTATTAAACTTACAGATTCTCCTTGCTTGCTTTATGTATTCAACCGCGTCCATAATATTTCTCCTCACTCATTCTTTTATTTTTCGCCCGCTCGTCTAACCCCAGCAGATAGTCCGCTGTCACGCCGAAATATATAGCGTACTTAATCAGCATGACTATGTTTGGAATATGCTTGCAGTGCTCATAGTAGTATACACTGCATGGCGATATTTCAATTTCCTCCGCCAGTTCTTCCATTGTCAGCCCACGCTCCTGTCTTAGCTTCTTCATCCGCTCGGCGCAGGTCTTCGTCTCTAACATATAGTCATTGTGTTCCATTTTTTACTCCTTGTTTTTTGGTTTTTGTGCGTATTTACTTTAACTTGCCGGTAACTTGCTGGTAACTTGCTGGTACTTGCTTACGTGCGCACACGCGATACGCAGTCACGTTCCTAACGCCCTTTCTCCTTTAGGCATAGCTTCAATAGCGTCTAAAAGCTGATTTCTGCGCGTATTAATTTCGTCTGGAGTATATATTCCATCCGGCTCTTGTATGCTTGCGTTTGTGCCAAAGGTTTGAAGCATTTGTTTTAACCGCGGATTCAATGCGAGCTTGTTTTCGGTTTCTTCCCTTTCCTGCAAAGTTTTAATCGCTTTGTTGAACTGCCCTTTGACTACGCTATTGAAAATATCTGATTCCATTTGCGACCAATCAAACAACGTTCTTGCCGAACCCGCAAATTTTTTCAGTATCGGCGGCAATTTCTCGAACTCCTCGTTGCAACAGTATGCTGAATTTGAAACTGCCTTAACCAACCTATTCCATAAGTCCACGTCGTCCGGCGTTCCTAATGCCGCTCTTTGCATCTCTGATATCCTCTCCTTTACCGTAGCTATGTCTGGCGCAAAGTCTTTTTTCGTCTGTATAAGGTCGTATAATGCGACCGATACCACCTCATACGGTTCGTCCTTGAAGCACATAAGCCATGTGTTCACTACGCTTTCAGCATCTCTGGCTGTCATTTTAGTGGCGAATGACTGATATGTTGCCTTAAGTATCGTAAGGCATTTGATACACTCCGCTCTATTCATTGTTATTCATTCCTCATTTCATCGAGCATTTTCAAAAATATATTGTTTGTATCGGAGTTATCGGTTTGCATTTGATTCTCCTGCTTGTAGTATGTCGGCGTTTGTATTATAGGCGTTAAGTCGTATTCACTTTCCCACTCTGCGCCGCAGAAGTATGTGGAGCCGTGCTTAATATACTGCTTACTTATACCTTTAGCGGCTATATACTCGCAGTACTGCTCGATTCCTGCTTTCACCTGTTCATACGTGACAGGGTTCTGTTTCCGCTTTCTGGCTCTTTCATATGCCCGATAAGCGTGCTGCTTTCCCTGTTTGTTTGGATATATAGCCCACAGCTGCTCGAACTCGTCTTTAATACATGAAAAACTTGCGATTGCTGTGACACTCTCGTCCGACTTGTCGGACATATTATTATAGTTAGTAGATGAGTTAGTGGATGAGTTAGTAGATGAGTATTTGTTAGTCGGTTGAACGTATGACCCTATGTCGGTTGAACGTATGACCCTATGTCGGTTGAACGTATGACCCTCTGCCGTTTGAACGTATGACCCTATGTCGGTTGAACGTACATCGCCCGATTCTAATTCTTGCGTTTTGCTTTTTATGAGATTTTCATAGTTGTTCCCAAAAGCATATAATGAATATGTGCCGCCTTGTTTAAGCAGATGATATTTCAATATATCAAACCTAACCAATTTTTTCATACGTTCTATGCAAGCTCTTTTTGTTATATCAAGCAACGGCAAATCTTTTATAATCATGCCATGTGTTACAAAAGCATACTGCTCACCGTCAATGTACATTTTTTTCATTCGTGGGAAAAAGTCCACAAACCAACGCAGAATCAACAAGTCAGTACAATCTATTTTTATTTGCTTTGATTTACCGTTTTCTGTGACTGTTTGCTTTAACGTTATTGCAAACGCTTGTGAAAATCCGTGTATGGCATACTTCAATGTTTATCACTCCTGTCTTCTTTCAGCCATCTTCACCCCTACTCTGTCAAACCGAAGTTCTGATCTATCCTCGGTATAACCAGCCGCATGGCGTCCTCGGGCGTGTAGCACACCCCTGCAAGACAACCGCACTCCTGCGCGGCTTTGATAAACTCAAGCTGCTTCTCTGTCGGCTTGTTCGGTTTTACCTTGCACTCTATGTACACCGCACGTCCGTCACTCTTCCGGTATCCGGCGAGATCGGGAAACCCCGCCGGAACTCCGGTCGAAAACCAGCGCCCGTCGGGCGTCTTCATACGCCCGACATTGACGCGGTAGAGCTTGCAGTAGGGATAGAGTGTGCGGATAATAGCCGACAGCAGCTGCGATTCAGTTCGCCACTGTATCATTTCTGCCTCCTATATCGCTGCCTCCTGTACTGCCTCCGGAAGTATCAGCGCGATTGTAGTCGTCCGCGCTTATTTCAAGCCCCGAGCCGGTTGCCGCGGCGTGGAGCTGATCGGAGAAGAACTTCGCCACTTCTGCCTGTTCCGGTGCGAGCTTGCCGAGGAGCTTGAACTTGACCACGCTGTACTT